TCAACATCCTCCACGCCCGCGCTGCCGCCAGCGGGACCACGCCGTTACCGGCCGCAGCGGATCGGTCCAGCCCGTGGGCCAGCCCATGATCCAGTCGGAGAAGGCAGGGTTGAGCTGCAGGATCATCGCCCCGCCAGGCGAGAGCGCGTCCCCAGGCGTCAAGGTCACCAGGGCCCGGGGGGAAGAGACCAGGCGCCCCGGCGTCCAGCCCGTCGCGGCCAGGAGTTCCCACATCAGGGTCCAGCTGATCGCCGCATACTTGACCCCCGGCTGCTTGCCCGTCTGGTTCTGGTCCAGGACGATCCTCGGCCGACCGGCCTCGACCTTCACAGAGACCCGGTTGCCGCCCACCCGGAAGGTCGGCGTGGGCCAGAACGAACAGCCGCTCGCGGATGTGCGACCCGCCGACTTCCGCCGCTGATACGACGCACGCTGCAACCCGGTAGCCCAGGCCCTGAAGCTCTCCGACGACATCCCGGAGACCGAGGGACAGATGGCCGGGGACGTTCTCGAAGAAGGCCCATTCCGGGGCGACCTCGCGGATGATCCGGGCGACCTGCGGCCAGAGGTGCCGGGGGTCGTCGGCGCCCTTGCGCAGCCCCGAGAGCGTGAACGGCTGGCAGGGATAACCGGCAGCGACGAGATGAACGCGGCCGCGCCACGGGCGGCCGTCGAAGGTTCGCAGGTCGTCCCAGACAGGAGCCGGTGCCAGGGACGCGTCCGCCATCCGGGCCACGAGGACCGCCGCGGCGAAAGCGTTCCGTTCGACGAAACCCACAGTTCGGTAGCCGGGTTCGGCCAGGTGCAGGCCGAGGTCGAGGCCGCCGACCCCGGCGCAAAGGCTGAGGCCGCGAAGGTCGTCATGTCGGGAGGGGGCACAAAGAGCCACAAGGCGCGTCCTTTCCGTCGCGGTCAGGCCGCTGCGGTTCGGGGCTCGGGGGTGGCCTCAGGGTGTTGAAGGTCCCGCAGCGCGGGCACTTCGCGGACAGGGCGCCGATCAGGGCGCCGTCCTCCATCTTGAATAGCAGCCGCCGGCAGCCCGCGCAACGCACCTCCCTCACGCGCGCACCTCCGGCAGGTCCCAGTTCGAGATCAGCAGCTCGGCCCGTCCTCCCTCGGCGCCGGTGTGGGCGGCGATGGAGTAGGTGGTGGCGACCTCGCGCATCGCGAATCCGGCGAAGGTTTCGCGGACCTGGGGGAGGTCGTTCAAGGACAGGATGAAGCGGCCTTGAAGCGCCCTTAACAGGGTGGCCAGTTCCTCGAACCGCTCGCGGCCGAAGAGGTTCGGGCCGTAGTCGCCCTCGCAGCCCCAGTAGGGCGGGTCGAGGTAGAACAGCGCGCCCGGACGGTCCACACGGCGGATGAAGGCGGGGAAGTCGAGGCAGGTCACCGTCACCCCCGACAGCCGCTCGTGCAGCGCCTCGAGGTCGGGTTCCAGCGTGGTCAGGTTGAACCGCCCCGGCCGGTCGGCCGAGAGCCCGAAGTTCCGGCCCGAGACCTTGCCGCCGAAGGCGCAGCGCTGGAGGTAGAGGAAGCGCGCCGCGCGCTGCATGTCGGTCAGGGTTTCGGGGTCGACCGCGACCAGACGCTCGTAGTTGGCCTGGGTGGTGATCTGGAACCGCAGCAGGTCCAGGAAGGCCACGTAGTGCTCCTGCAGCACCCGGAAGAGGTTGTAGACGTCGCGGCCGCGGTCGTTGATCAGCTCGGCCCGCGGGCGGCGGGTGCGGCGCAAGAAGATGCCGGCCATGCCGACGAAGGGCTCGGCATAGGTGTCATGCCCGCGCGTCTCGAGATCGGCATCGATGATCGCGCAGATGCGGCGGGCGAGGTTCTTCTTGCCGCCCAGCCAGGGGGCGACGGGGCGGACCGGGGTGACCGGGCCAGACGGCGGCGTCAACGGTTCCATAAGGCGAATCGTGTCCCTTCGGGGTCGCCCGGCAACGGGTGCCGGTGCGGCCATAAGGGTTGCCTGGTCGGCGGGGGAGCCTGACGTTGGTCCCCGTGTCGGGGGGCGTTGGCGCGCCCCCCGGCCGCCTGCCGGGGTCAGCCGGAGGCGGCCGCGCGCCGGCGGGTGGTCACTGCAGCCACCCCCGCGCCTTGACCTTGTCGCCCATGGACCGCGCCTCGATGAGCTGGGCCGGGCTGATGCGGTGGATGTTGCCCGGCGCGGAGGCAAACATTGGCGGCAGGCAGCCCGCCGTCCGGGCCGCAAGGTCGGCGGGTGTGGCGCCGGGGTCGGCTTCGGCCGCGGTCCAGAGGTCCTCCATCGTGTCGACAATGCTCTCGCCGGGGAACTCGGCGAAGATGCGCTGCCGCAGGGCCAGGTTCATGCCACTCTGGAGGCCGCCGATCTGCTGTTCGAGCGGCGTTGCGCCCGGGGCGACCTGGCACAGGAGAAGGCGGTTGTTGCTCCTGTCGTTCCAGACATCGTGCAAGGCCTGGAGATACTGATACGGCCCGAGGGGCAGGTCATCGCCCTCGACATCGGAGTTGGCGTAGCTCGTCCTGCCGAAGTTGATGATGTCGATCACGTCGGCATCATGCGAGCGGTCGCGCGCCAGGAACCGGGCCGCCACGGCCGGGCCGGGGTCGCCGCCGTTGCCCTGGTTGACGACATGGACCGGGCGGGAAAACTGGCTGGCAAGGTAGCTGCGGATGTTGGCGGCGGCATCGCCGCTGCCCGCGCCGTTGGTGGTGCTGTCGCCCCACACGCGGATGACCGGCGTGAAGAAGAGCGCCGGGGGCCAGGTCATGCGAAGCAGCGCGGTCATCAGTAGGCTCCTTTCTTGTAGGCGAAGGCTTCAAGGTTGCCGCGCAGGAACTTGCCGCTGAAGGGGGCGGTGGTGCCCTGCGGGAAGGCCCCGCCGATCTGCATCTGGTTCAGGCCCGACAGGTCCTTGCCGGTGGCGTTGGTCAGCACCTCGCCCGCGTTGGTGCACAGGCGGATGGTGCCGTCCGGGGTCCACGAGAAGGCGATCAGGATCGGCAGGTCGGTCTGCCAGGTCGGCTGCAGGTTGATGCTGGCAGCGGTGCCGTCGTCGGCGGTGATGTTGATCGCGCCCAGGCTGTCCCAGTTGATGATGACCCGCAGGACGGTGGTGCGGTCGCGCTCGCCGGTGATCGGGTCGGTCTTGCAGAGGCCGAAGATTTCGTCCGATCCGGTGACAAGGGCCGTGGGCCATTTGACCCGCATCCAGACGGTGCCGCCTGCCGCCGGGTCGATGATCGAGGTGTCGCGCAGTTCCAGCCGGTTGCGGACCGGCAGGCTGTCCTCGTAGTCGGTGACGCTGCCACCCAGTTCCAGCATCATGCCGCCGATCAGGCATTCCGCCCCCGCGGGCAGACGTGCCTGCACCGCGGTTGCGGTGCCGGTGGCGGTCAGGCGGGCGCCGGACGGGGCGGGCGCTGCGCTGGTGTGCTGGACGCCGTTGCTGAGCTGGGAATTGCCCGCGCGGTTCCAGAGATAGGCGCTTGCCGTCACCGTGCCGGATGTCCCGCCCATGGTCAGCGCCTGCGCGCTGGCGGTGGAGCCGGTGGGGTTGACGAAGCTGAACACCCGCTCGAACGGCAGGGGCTGGGCGAGAAACCAGGCGCGTTCGTCCGGGGCGAGGGCGTCCAGTTCCAGGATTTCCTTGGTCAGGCTGGCGAACTGCGTGGTCTTGTTGAACCCCTCGAAGGTCTTGTCGTTGAGCCCGACATAGGCACGGTTCTTCTCCGAAGCGTCGGGGATCAGAAGGCCGTCTCGGGTCAGGGGTTCGGCCCGGCGCGGCACGAACATCTGGTCGAAGTTCATCAGTGCGCCGTCGCGCAGGTAGGTGCCGCGGGTGAAGTCGGCGACCATGTCGAACTTGGCCAGCATCTGGTTTTCCGCCAGCACGATGGGCAGGCCGATCATGCCGCGCGGGGTCCATGCCGCCCGCAGGTCGGTCTTGCCGACCGGCGCACGGGGCACCCGGTTGTCGGTGGCTTCGGTCGTGATGATGCTGGCGGCGGGGTAGCGCGTGACTTCGGTCGCGATCCGGCCCGCGGTGACCTGGTAGAGGATCAGGCTGTGGGGATCGCCTGCGACGGGGACGGTGAAGAACTCGCCCTCCTCGACGCGGTTGCCGATCACGGCGGTGGCGCTGGCGGTGCTGCCGGTGCTGGCAGCAAAGCTGATCGCGGGGGCAGAGGTATAGCCGGTTCCCGGAGAGGTGATGGTCACCTGGGTGACGGCGCCGCCTGCGACGACAAACCGGCCCGCCGCGTTTGCCCCGCCGCCACCGGTGATCGCCAGATCAAACTGGTCGTCGGTGCCGCCGGTGCCAGCGACCAGCCCGGCGACGGCGATGACGCCCATGGACAGCGCCTCGGCGGTGGAGGTGAAGTTCCCCCTGGACAGCAGCGCCGCGTCCCGGGCGGTTTCGGCGCCGGTGCGCGCCACTCCGGCGGCGGCCGCGCTGGCGGCGGTGGCGGCCACATCAGCGTCGAATGCCCCAAGGTCGATGCGGTCGACCAGGTCGGCCACCTCGGCGCGCAGTTCGGCCAGGTCACCCAGTTCGACCACCGTCGGCGGGACGTCCAGCAGGTCCTTCAGCTGCGCGTCGGCCTCGTCCGGCACGGTGAAGGTCCGCGTGCGCGGCACGTTGTTCACCACGATGGTCAGGGTCCAGGGTCCGCCCGGCACGAGGTCGACCGCCCCGGACCCGGCCCCGTCGAGCGACAGGCTGATCTCGGTGCCGATCAGGACCGCGTCACCCTCGCGGCCGATCTCGGTCGGCGGGGTGAACTTCAGAAGCTGGCCGGGCGCCAGTGCGCCGCCGAAGTCGCGCGCCAGCACGGTGACGTTGCAGGTATCAACCATCGGGGGTCTCTCTCATGTGCAGGATCACTTCTTGTTGTGCTCCACCACGATCCAGATGTCGGAGAGCACGTCGGTCCCGGTGTAGTTGCCGCCGGTGACGGTGGTGGCGAGCCGCAGTTCGACGTCGTCGAGGCCCCCGGAAAAAGCGGCGGTGCTGCCGTAGCGTTCCCAGCCGGTGGAGTTGACCGTAACGGTGTCGATGTCCTGCCATGCGGTCCAGGTGCCGTTAATCTTGCGCCGCCGCTCGATCACCACCTCCAGCGTCAGCGTCGGGTGCGAGGGCGAGCGCGCGTCGAAATGCACGTCGCGCCGCGGCGCCGAGGTGTGGCCCAGCGGGCCGGTTGCCAGAAAGGCGCGCTGCGTCCAGGCCGAGGGCGCATCGAACGGTCCGGCCACGGAGGCGACCGGCCGGTCCGTGACGCTGCCGTCGGCCAGGTCGACCGACTGCAGGAGTGTCACCGGTGCGGTGGCGGCGTCCCAGGCCGACCAGTCGGCCGGGGCGTCGGTGATGAACCGTCCGCGGGCCTCGTAGGCGGTGCCGGGGACGATCCCCGCCACCACCCGCAGGCTGCCCGTCTCGACATCCAGCGTGGTGCCGCTCAGGACGGTGGCGCCTCCGGCCAGCCGGACCTCCCACTGCAGTCCGGTCACGCCGCGCACCTCGGCCGGGTCCCAGGACAGCTTCAGCCCCGGGCGGCGCGGCCCGGTGCCGTCATCGACGGTGACGCCTGCGGCCGCCCAGTCCTCGGGCACCAGGGCGTCGGGTTCGACCGCCACCGGCGCCACCAGCGTGCGTGGCAGCTCGTAGGCGGTCGACCAGGTCCAGTCGCCGCTGTCGCGCTCGCGCAGTGTGACCTGCTGCCAGAAGGTCTCGAGGTCCTCGGTGCGTTCGACCACCTCGAAGACCTTGCCGGAGTAGCTGTTGTCGGTGCTGGTCCAGGCGATGGCGTCGAGCGCCTCGACCGCGGCGAACCGGTGCGACAGCGCCAGGCCGTGGCGGCCGAACCGGCGCTCGTCCTGGATATAGGCCAGCATCAGGCGCTGCACCTGGTCGGGCCAGGGCACGGCCGGCAGCGACAGGTCGGCCACCAGGCGGCGGCCGCCGTCGGCCGCCTCCCAGGTCGTGTTGGTCCGCGGCGGCGCATCGCGCACTTCCCACAGCGCGGTGGGTTCGGGGTAGGTCGCGCTGACCGCGTTGAAGGTCTGGTCCAGGCCCGGCCAGGGCAGCCGGTCCTGCGGGTGGGTCAGGCTCAGGTCGTCGTCGGTGATCGCGGCGACCGGCAGTCCGGGCCCGCCCACGCGCAGGCGCCAGACCCCGCCGTCCTCGGCGATCTGCGCGGCGCAGGCCTTCATCAGCTCCTCGATGACTTCGGCCGGCTCGTCATCGACGCCGACCTCGATCCCGGCCCGGAAGCGCGGCTCGCTGCCACCGGCGGCCAGCGGCACGGCGGTGTCGCAGTCGTTCATCGCCGCGAACCAGGTGGCCAGCGGCAGGTCGGCCGCCGCGGTCTCGCCGCCCCAGACCTCGCCCGAGGCCAGCGTGATGCCGCGCATGATGTTGTAGATCATCACCGCGGGGTTGAGCGACCGCGCCCAGGACGAGCGGTCGGCCCAGCGCTGCGCGCCCGATCCGCCGACCGTGGAATCGAGGCGGGGATCGTAGAGCGGGATGCCCAGGACCTCGCACAGGACGGCGGGGTTGCCCTGGAACAGCTTCGGCGAATAGGCAAAGGTCAGGATGACATGGGGGCTGCCGCGCAGCACCATGTCGGAGGTCCAGGGCCGTTCGGGATAGCTGCCGTAGGTGCCGGTCAGATAGCTGTCGGCGGTGGTCTGGCTGCCGTCGTAGAACTTCACCCAGATCGTGCCGGCATACTTGCCCAGGACGTTGAAGCCATAGGTCGCGTGCGGCGTCCCGCCCCAGTCGACGGTGACCCGGGTGTCGTTGACGATCAGCCCGTCCAGCGCGCAGCCCGCGATGTCGCCGAGGTCGATGACATAGGTCAGATAGCCGTTGTCGCGGCCGTGCGACATCGGCGGGCAGACCGCGGCGCCCGCGGTGGCGGTGCGGCCCAGCACGAAGGTCTGGGGCAGCCGGTCGCCGGTCTGCGTGGTCTCGGTGCGCAGGCCGGGCGCGCGCGGCTTCTTGATCAGCTTCGACTGCAGGAGCGACACCGCCGCGCTGACCAGGATGCGGCCGACGATGGTCTTGAAGAACCCGCCCGCGGCGATGCTGATCGCCCCGGTGAATCCCGCGCCCCCGAACAGGAGCCCGCCCAGCGCCGCGACCGGCCCTGCCGCGGCGGGGTCCGGCGCCAGCGCCAGCAACGCGGCAAGGAGCGCCAGCCGGATCATCGCGGCACCTCGAAGGCGGTCCGCGCCGACAACAGCGGCCGCAGCACCAGCCCGGCAGGCGAGGCGAGGTAGATCGCCTCGCCCTGGACGATGCCCAGCGCATCGCCGTCCCCGGTGGGCAGGACGGCGATGTCCCCGGCCGTGGCCCGGGCCAGCGGGATCTGCGCGAAATGCGCGGCGACCAGCGCCACATGGTCGGCGAACCCGGCCCGGCGCAGGATGCGGCCGCCGCCTTCAAGGGTTGTGTAACGCCCCTTGAAGGCGGCGGCAGGATCGACGCCGGTCATCGCCTCCAGCGCCCCGGCCACGAACATGGCGCAGTCGAACCGGCCGGGGCGGAACGGCCGGGCCGCAACTGCCAGGATGTAGTCGCGCAGGCGCTCGGCCCAGTCCTCGCGGCGTTTCATTGGCCCGACTGCCCCCACCAGGTGACGACGCGGCCCGCCACCGACGACCAGCGCCGCCCGCGGTCGCCCGACCGCGCCTTGGTCGCCTCGTCGGACTTGCGCAGCGACAGTGTCCGGGTCAGCGCCCGTGCCGAGGAGGCGAGTTTCAGCTCGAAGGTCGATCCGGCCGGTCCCTCGCCGGCGCCGCCGCCGGCGGCGTCGAGCGCGCGGGCCGGGATGCTCAGCGGCTCGCCGTCCAGCGTGCCCAGGAACACGCGCCGCGGCTCCTCGATCAGCTGCGCGGTTTCGGCCTGGAACACGGCGCGGTGCACCTCCACCGGCGCCAGCCGGGCGTCATAGCCCCGCAGCGCCTGCAAGGCTGCCGGGGCCACGCCGGACACCGTCACCGTCAGGATGCGGACGTCGAGACCGGTGCCCGAGGTCAGCTTGCCGAACTGCAGCAGGCTGCCCGCGGCCAGATAGGTCCGCGTGCTGCCGCCGATGGTGAAATCGCGCGTGTCCTCGCCGGTCCACAGGCCCAGCGATTCCGCCGCGCCCGTCGTGCGGTTGCGGGCGGTGATCCACAAAAGGAGCCGCGCCGAGATGTGGTTGGTGGCGGCCAGATGCGCGGCCAGCGCGGGCGACAGGTCCTTCATGGCCCCCCCAGCGTCTGCACGAATCCGAAGGCGGCGCCGGTCTGGGTGCCGCGGCGGCGCACGCCCGGCTCCCAGGACCCGGGCAGGTAGAGCGCCCGCATCGCCGGGCGGATCACGGTGACCGCGGCGCCGGTGACGACACCCGGCCGGATCGCGGGCACCACCTCGACCGGGCCCAGCACGCCCGCGACCGAGGCGGTGGCGCCCTGCACCACCTCGTGCAGCGCCCGCCGCACCGGCGCGCTGCCATAGCTCCAGCCGATCAGGTCGCCGGGGGCCAGGATGTAGCCGCCCGGCCAGCCCGACGAGGTGACCTCGCGCCGGTCGGTGCTGATCGTGGTGACGGTGGGCGCGGCGGCGCCGAGGAAGCCGCCGTTGAGGTCAAGCCGCGGGCCGGGCCGCGTGCTGTCCCAGGCCAGAAAGCCGCCGCCCGCGCCCGCCCCGCGCAGGACCTGCAGCAGGGCCGTGACCTCGGCGATCTCGGACCACAGCATGCGGCCCAGCCGGACCTTGCCGCGCCACAGCCGGGTGCCCCGCTCGGCGACGGTGATCTCGCCCCCCGCGGTCTGCGAGGCGTCCAGCGCCTCGTCCAGCGTCCAGACCAGTTCCTCGATCGGCAACCGGTCCCAGAACTGCGCCGCGGTCAGGGGAAAGGTGAGCGAGGCCATCAGCCGATTCTCCGCGGGTCGGCCTGGATCGCCGCGACCCGTCCGGGCAGCTGCGTCCGGTCGTATTCGGACAGGCCCATCCGGGTGACGGTCACCGCCTCCTGGCGCGCGGTCTCCACCATGTCGGCGCGCAGGTCGGCCGACAGCCCGACGGTCAGCGCCACCTCGACCCGCTGCGGCTCGGCGCCCTGGCCGCGCCCCGGCCCGGCGAACAGCCGCTCGCTCGGCCGTGCCGCGGCGACCCGGCCGGCTGCGCCGACGGTGCCGCCGCCCTCGAAGGACGGCAGCAGCAGCGCCGCGATATCGGACGGCAGGGCGGCCAGGCCGGGGCGCGGGTCGCGGTGGTCGATGATCGTCTCGCCGGGGTGGACCAGCGCCAGGCGGCCGCCGCGGCCGTCGAGCCCGCCGCTGCGCGCGCCCGCGCCGGTCGGGCCGCCGCCCTCGAAGCTCTTGCCGAAGATGCCGCCGACGATGGTCTGGACCAGGCCGGTGCCGCCGAACAGACCGCCGAGCGGCCCGCTGCCCAGCAGCGCCGCCTGCGCGACGTTCCGCAGCAGGGTCTGCAGCAGCTGCTCGCCCGCGCCCTTGACCCCCATCAGGGCATCGACCAGCGCCATGCCGGTTTCCTCGCCGACGTATTTCAGGGTTTCCATCGCCGAGGCCTCGCGCAGGCGGGCGGCGATCAGGGTCTCGACCTCGGCGCGTTCGGCGGCCGTGGCCTCGGCCAGCGTCTCGCGGTGGCGGCGCAGTTCGGCCTGGACCGGGTCCAGCTCGCGCTGGACCTCCAGCTCCTCGCGCAGTGTCGCGATCAGTTCGGCAACCGCATCGGCCTCGGCCCGGGCGGCCCCGCCGCCACCGCCACCGCCGCCGCCACCACCGCCGACGCGGATCGCCGGGAAGTTCTGCGGCGCCGGAAAGGCCACGCCCTTCCAGTAGGGATCGGTCTCGAAGGCGCGCGGGTCACCGCCGCGTCCGCCCTGGACGCCGTTGCCGCCGTTCGGAAAGGCGCCGCCGCCCGCGCCCAGGCCACCCGTGCCCCGCATGCGGGCGGCGGCGCCGAAGGCGTTGGCGGCGGCGGTCAGCCACCCGGCCAGAGTCTGCGCCGCCGGGATCGCCCCGGCCACCGTCCCGGCGATGTCGGTGTTGGACAGGCCGACCGCCGCGCCCCAGGCGTCCTCGATGCCGTCGCGCACCGCGCCTGCGGGCCCCTCGGCCGCGACGATGGCCTGCGCGATTCCGGCGGAGACGATGCCGTTGGCAGCATCCCAGGCGGCCAGCAGTTCGGTCTTGACCCCGGCGGCCACGTCGAGCTGCGCCACCATCTCGGCAAAGACCGCGCGCTCGGCCTGGGCCCGGGCGGCGGTGACCGCCAGGCTGTCCTCGCCGAACTGGGCGACCAGGCGCTGCAGCTCAGCCTGCTGGCGGAGTTCGGCGAGCAAGCCGCCCGCCTCGGCCCGGTCGCCGACCGACAGGCGCGGCCGCAGGTCGGCGGCGCCGGGGCCTTCCATGCGGCCGCTGCCCAGGGTGTTGGCCTGGCGGGCGGCGGCGACGGCCTCCTGCAAGCGCAGGACCATCTCGTTGATCCGCCGCAGGGCGCCGTCTTCGGCTTCGGAAATGCCGTCGACGCTTTCGGCCACGGCCTTGAACCGGTCACGCAGCGCCGTGGCGGCACCCAGCTGCGCTTCCAGTCCCTGCGCCCGCTCCAGCGCTTGCAGGTCGCGGGCAACGGCGTTGATTTCGGTCCGCGCATCGCGCGACCACAGCGAAAGGTCGAAGAAGTCGGCCAGTGCTTTCTGGTCACCGATCTCGCGGAAGGCGAGGTCGAAGCCAAGCTCGCTGGCAAAGGCGCCAGGCACGGCCCGGGCCTGCCGCTCGATCTCGCGCGCAGCACCGTCGGCGATCTCGCGGTACATCGCCCGCGCCGCCTCGGCACCGGCACCGAATTTCACGGTAAGCTCGTCGGTCGTGGCTCCGGCCAGACGGCTGGCGTCGACGTAGGCGGTGACGCTCTTGCCGAGCGCCTCGATTTCGCCTTCGAAGCTGGCGGCCTCCTCCCCCGCCCCGGTCAGCCACTGGATCGCGGCGGCGCCGAAACCGATGATGGCGACGGTGGCCAGGTTGACCGGGCTGAGGAAGGACAGGAATGCGCCCTTGAGCAGACCCACCGCGCCCGCCGCGCCTGCCTGGCCAAAGACCTGCCCGACCTGCGTGCCCTGCTGGATCGCCAGCAGCAGCGGCGACTGTCCGGCCGCCAGCATCATCGCGATGTCGTTGAACTGGTAGGACAGGTTAGCAGTGGCCGCCGTCGCCTGGCGCTGGCTGGCGGCGAGCGCCTGGTTGGCGGCCGCCTGTTCGCGCTTCTCGCGGGTGGCCCGGTCGGCGGCGGCGGCTTCCTCGCGCTGCGCCCGGGTCAGGGCGTCGGTTGCCCCCTTTGCGCGGCGGTTGGCCTCGGTGGCGCCGTCGGTGGCCGACGTCAGCCTGCGCAGGTCCTCGGCCGTGCCGGCAAGCTCGCCCCGGGCGGCGCGGGCGTCGGCATTCAGCCTGAACTCCATGACGAACGTCACTGCCGCACCTCGTTCAGCGCCTCACGCGCGCCGCCTTCGATCAGCCGGACCTCGTCCCAGAGGTCCGGGGTCATCGCGATGCCCGCCAGCCGGAACCCGGCCTCGGCCCCGGCGTAGTCGAGTCCGGGCCAGAACATGCCGCCCGAACCGATCACCGGCCGCCACTGGCTCGCGACCGCGACGAAGGCCTGCCAGGCCGGCAGGTGGCAGGCCCAGAGCTCCGGCATCGCCTGCCGCGCGGCCTCCTCCATCGCCTCGGCCGGGATGCCCAGCGCCGCCGCCTCGGCCGTCAGGTCGTCGGTGCCGGTCCCGCCGGTCGCCCACAGGCGCCCGGCGGCGGTCAGTTTCCCGACTTGACCTTGTGGACTGCGCGCCAGTAGTGGAGCGCAATCGCCTCCACGACATAGACGCGGGCGAAGAGCGCGGCCTTCACCGTCTCGTCCCAGGCCACCGGCTGGCCCGCCGCATCGACGATGTCGCCGACGTCGCGCACCGCGCGGCGGCAGAACTCGAGGCCGGTCTTGTCGGTGGTGAACAGCTCCGTCACCTCCTCGCGCGGCAGCACGGCAAAGGTGACCAGCAGCGACTGCTCGGCATGGCCGCCGTCCACCGGCACCATGACCGGGACCGCGTGCTGGAAGGTGGGTTCGGCAACGAGGGTGAACATCGGCAGGCACTCCGGATCAGGTCAGGGTCAGGGTCCACTGGTCGTTGCCGGCATTCGGCAGCGGCACGCCTTTCAGCGTGGCCTCGATGATGCCCTGCTGCGCCCGGAACCCGGTCGGGCGCTGGTACTGGAACAGGGGCGCGGCCAGCGTGCAGCGGCGGCCCGCGGTGGTGCCGTGCTGCAGGGTCAGGGCGACCGTGGTGCTGTCGCGCGCCGCCAGGAAGTAGTTCCAGGTGGCCATCGTCTTGGCCTCGGCGGTGAACTCGATGGTTTCCATCCGGTCGGCGATGATGATCGCCTCGGACCGGATCAGGAACCGCGGCTCGACCTTGTTGCCCAAGTCGAACTTGAAGCTGCGCAGGATCGGCGCATAGGCGCCCAGCGTGAAGGTCGGCGTGTTGGCCGAGTTCGCCACGACCGGCGCCTGGAACCCGCTGACATCGACGGTCGGCATCGCCGTGTCGGTCGGCATCACGAACAGGCCGGTGAACTCGAACACCAGGTGCGGGATCTTCTGGGCGTCGAGCTCGATGCGGCAGGTGCCGCGGGCGCCGATCAGCGCGAAGTTCACGCCGTCCTGGTTGAAGTAGATGCTCAGCGCCTCAAAGGCGGTGGAGACCGCGCTGTAGACGACCGAGATTCCGGCGTTGATCGTCTGGGCGCAGCCGCAGCCGCGCATCAGCGGCCCCCAGGCCGGGGCCGCGCCCAGCGTGCCCGAGGCCTGCAGTTCGACCTTGAAGCGCACCTTGCGGTGCAGGCCGGTGGCAATGGACGGCTCGCCACCCATGAACGGGCGGTCGAGGTTCCGGCTCTCGTCCTCGCCCTCCATCGGCATCAGTTCGAAATCCTTGGTCAGGATCGCGTTGGCCGCACCGGTCGGCACGCTGTCGGTGCCGTAGGTGGTCTCGATCTTGGCCAGGACGGCCTTGCGGCGGTCGAACAGCATGGCTCACTCCTTCTCGGTCAGGGTCGCGCGGGCGCGCATCGCCTCGTCGGTCATGTCAGGCCCCCAGGCGCCGTCCCGCAGCACCCATGCACCTCCGCCGGGCGGCAGGGGCGGCGATGCGCGTGGCGTATCGGGCGGCGCGGCGGGGGCGGTCTCGGCGCCCGCATCGGGCTTTCGCGGCATCAGATGATCCTCAGCTGGTCGGACAGGGCAAAATCGAGCGCGTAGCCGAAGCTGCCGGTCGGGGTGGCGATCCGCTGGCCGCTCACCAGGCGGAAGACGCCGATCGACGTCGCGGGCGCCCAGCCGGCGATGGCGGCGCGCACCGCAAGGCGCAGCTCGTCAACCAAGTCGGCGGACCGGTCGGTGTGGGCATCCGCACCGCGGAACACCAGGATCACGCTGACCGCCTCGGTCACCTCCTGGATGAAGCCGCCGGAGACGTCCTGCGGATGCGCCCCGCGCTCGCCGCCCGGCACGACGAACGCCGCCGGGGTCTGCGTCTGGGCCAACGCGCCGGGCGCCATCAGCGCCGCCAGCGCCAGCGCGCCGTGGATGTGGTGCAGGCCGGGGACCCGGTCGCGCAGGCGGGTCTTGACGGCATCCACCAGCATCAGATGAACCCCGTCATCGTCTCGGGCGAGAACGGCCGCTCGCGGTCGGTGGTCAGCACGCCGTTGGTCGAGGGCGTGGCCGGTTCGATTCCGGCAGCCGGAATGCGCAGGGTGCCCGCGGCGATTTCGCGCAACGACCTGACCGCCTGGTCATGGTCGGCCTTGACCTTCTCGGGCACCTCGAAGCTGTGCAGGTGGTAGAAGGCGATCTGCGCGGCCAGCGTCACCACCAGCGGCGGCACCGGCGACAAGGGCAGGCTGTAGCGCTCGCCCAGATAGCCATCGATCAGCGCGTCCGCATCGCCCAGCGCCCGGTCCACAACCGCGCTGTCCACCACGCCGGTCGGCGGCACCGCCCGGTCGGTCAGCCCGACGAGCGCCTGCAGCCCGTAGCGCTCCTGGAGGATGGCGAGGCTGGCGTAGGGCATGGGATCAGACCACCTGCACCGACAGCACAGGGTCGGCCAGTATCGATGCGGTCTCGGCCTCGGTCAGGTCGGACATGGGGATCATCACCGGCTCGCGCCCGAACTGGCGGCCTGCGCGCCAGCGGACCGGCTGCAGGGACGTCACGATCAGGGTGATGCCCGTCGAGGCGGCAGCGCCCGCACCGGACGCGGCCATGGTGACGTCGGCCGGGACGGGTTCCGTCACCTGGGCGGATGCTTCTCTTGCCCCCGCCCCGGCCGTCCCCGGGTCGGCCGCTGCCACCGCCGCCGGGGGTTCGGTCTTGCCACCCGCGGCCGCGTCACCGGCGGTGTCGAGTTTCGTCTGATCCGCTCCGGCCGCCTGGGCGTCGGGTTTCGGCTGCTTGGCCATCTCGGTTTCTCCGGTCGGTTCGAGGAAGGGGGCGGCGGCCTGTCCGGGACCGCCCCCTCTGCTGGAACCGGCCGCCGTCAGGCGAGCCAGGGCGTGACGAGCAGCTCGGCCGTGCCCTTCCACTCGTTGGTCTCGCCGCCGGTGGCGTATTCCGAGTTGAGGAGCTTGCGCGCCGCGCTTTCGAGCGACGGCGGCACGACGAGCAGGTTGGGCCGGATGCCCAGCGGGCGGCCGTAGTCGCCCTTCATCCCCGACAGCGCCGCGCGGGCGATGCCGTAGTTGGCGGCGTTCAGGGTCTGCTTGGACCCCCAGGCCATCTGCCAGAAGCCGTAGCCGGTGTTCGCCCTGGCGTCGGCGCCGTAGATGAACTCCTTGTTCATGAACACGTTCTGGTCGGTGACCCGGTCCAGCGCCGTGAACATGAAATCCTTGCGCTTCTGCAGCAGGATCGGCTTCACCGACCGGCTGACGTCGAGCAGGAACCAGGGCGTCCCCGAGCCGCCGTCGGTGTTGGCCACCTGGGTGACGTTGCCGTTCGCGTCCAGCACGGGGTGGTCGGTGTCGAAGAAGAACTGGTTGTCATAGCAGTTGGTGGTGAAGCCCGCAGCCAGCTGGGCAAAGACCATACGGTCCCATTCCGCCCCGGTCGCCATGCCCATCTCGGTGAACATGGGCGCGTAGATGCCGAGGTTGTCGGTCTCGATGTCGTCCTTGTCGACCGGGACCGTCAGTTCGAGCGCCTTCTCCTTGATGGCATAGTCGTGCTGCATCAGGTTCTGCAGGGCGCGCGGGCCGACCCATTCGCGGACCGCCGGCAGCTTGCCCAGCCAGCCGTACTTCTGCTCCTTGGTGGAGGCCGGCACGACGGTGGTGATGCGGGCGTAGTCGGACGAGGCCTGGCCCAGGCCCTGCTGGTAGAGGGCCGAGAAGGCAACGCGCTGTGCGTCGAGGTTGGCGGCATTGACGAGCATGTCGAGGGTTCCTTACGACAGGAGGGCGCGGGTGAGCGCTTCGTCGAACCGGACCCAGACGCCCTGGGCGTCCACGCCGTCGACCGCGCCCGCGGGGGACCGGGTGTTGGTGCCGTTGGTCCGCGCCACCGTCTGGTCGTCGACGATGAAGCAGGCGGCGCCGATGTCGGCCTTGGTGATCAGGTCACCGGCCGAGGAGTTGGCGAAGCGGAAGACCCCCGGCCGGTAGCGGATCGGGGTCACGCCAGCGGTGGTGGAGGACAGACGCTCCTGGGCGACACCGACCCCGAAGGCACCGGTCGCCGTCGCTCCCTCGATCAGGTCGCCCGCGGCGTTGCGCATCAGGATCGCGCCGGCAAAGATGGCCTGGGTGGCGCCCAGCGTGCCGGTGCGTTCGTCGCCCTCTGCGCGGGGCGTGTTGCGGTCAGCGGCAAGGGCCACCATCAGAAGGTCTCCTTCTGGGCTTCGGCCGCGAGGGCCTTCTTGAATGCATCGGGGGAAACGCCCAGCAGGCGGGCGTTGTGCAGCTGCTCGGCCGTCAGCGTCGTCACCTCGCCGCCCGCGGCGGGCGGGGTCTGGGCGGTGTGGGTCGGGCCGAGCGACGGATAGAGCGAGGCGTAGTGCCGCGCCTGCGCCGGATCGCGGGTGAACAGCTCGATCAGCGCGGGCTGCTTGTCGGCCGGGATGCCGCGCTTGGCGGCCAGTTCGCCCGCCATCCAGGCGTCGGCCGCCTGCTTCTCCAGCGCGGCGACCTTGGCGGTCAGGGTTTCGACCGTGCCGGTGCGGGCGCGCAGCGCGTCGACGGCCACCTTCGCGGCGGCGATGTCGGTGACGCCGAGCGCGGTGCACAGCTCGGCCACACCGGCCTGCAGCGCGGTCAGCAGCACGCCGGCCTGCGGATCGGGCACGGCGGTCAGCAGTTCCTCGGCCGGGGTTCCGGCGGGTTTGCCCAGCCTTGCGGCAAGGCGGGCGGCAAGATCGTCCATCAGGGTCTCCCGTGTGGTGAGGGTGGCAAGGCCCAGGAGGGCCGGGTCGTTGGTGAGCGAGGCGCCGAGGACCTGGCGCACCTCGCCCTTGGCGTCGGGCAGGATCACCGGCGAGATCGACAGGTATTCGCGGGCGGCGACCATGGCGCGGCCGGCCTCGGTCCATTCGACGCGCGCCCAGAGCGCGTCGTCGCGGACCAGAAGCCCGGTGATCCAGCCGCGGGCCGGGGCCTCGAAGCCCATCTCGCCCAGCTTCTGGGTCGAATGGTTGACGTCGATCGGCAGCTTGCCGCCGTTGCGCGGCAGACCGATGGACCGCGCGATCAGCGCCGCGGGGTCGGACAGCCGCCAGGGGCCGCGCCCGTCGACCGTCGTCAGGCGCGACAGCGGGGCGGGCAGCAGCATGATCTCGTCGGGCGCCACGCCGCCCTCGACGGGCATCGGCTGCGCAGACAGGAGGACCGGGGCCGCAGGGCGTTTGGGGGCAGCGTTCATGCCGCGACCATCGCGCAGCGCACCCGCCCACTCCATCCGCGCACCCGCGCGGAGGCGGCGTCCGGTCGGTCAACGGGGGGATCGGCTGCGAGCCTGAGGCCCGATCAGGCTTCGGTCAAGCGGCCATTGAAGGGGGTTTCAAGGCCGCTTTCAGCGGGGCTTCAGGTGGCAGTTCCGTCGCCTGCCAGCATGTCCAGGTATTCGTCGATGGTCAGGATGATGCCCTGCCGGTCGTCGTCCGACAGGCCGAGAAACGGCCGCGCGGGGATGTTGCCCCAGGGGATCGGCCCGTTGCGGGACGTCCGGCCAAAGGCGCCTTGCGCCGCGCCGAACTGCATCACTGCCGACTGGATTGCGTTTGAGCCGACCGACGCGAAGTCAGGGCCATAGTCGGTGCCGAGCGTCGTCAGCATTTCGCCCGTCTTGTAGAGCACCCCGCCAAAGCTGCCGTTGCCGTTGCCGGCCAGATACCGCGCCAGCGTCACCGGCGACCGCGGCGCCCAGGCGTTGCCATCCGGGTCCACCCCGCGCTGGCCCCGGTCCTCGGCCCCGTCGCGCAGGACATCCGCCACCCGCAGCATGCCGGGGGTCATGTCCGTGACCCCGGCCTCCAGCCGCGCCATCGCCGCCAGAAGGCCGCCGTCGTTGATTTCGAGGTTGATCATCGCCGCTCCTCCGCGGGCGGACGGTCAGGCCAGGGGCGCGCTGTCCAGGGGTGCGGTCCAGAGAATGTGCTTGGAGGCCGCGCCGATCCGCCAGAAATCCGGGTCGGTGTCCGCAACACCCTGCTGACGCGCGAGGTCCTGCTCGCCGGCGCAGAAGGCAAGGATTGCCGCATCCGCCGCCAGACCGGATGTCACCGACGGAAGCCTTGCCTTGAATGCTCGAAACCGTGCAGTCGCGGCATCGATGTCATACCCTGCCCGCTGCCAGCGATGCCGCTGGTCCGTGCCTGTCAGGAACGGGGGGGGTCGCTCAGCCGAGGCCAGCAAGGGACGTCATCCTCTCGATCACCGCGCCGCCTATTTCCAGCGGCGTCACCTCTTCCAATACCATGATCAACGCCTCATAGCCATTGCGTTCGCCGGAGCGGCTGTCGACGACGCGGAACTGCGTCCCCGGGCGGAACAGAACCTCGGTCTCTTTCGGCATGAAACTGAAAGGTGCGATGCTGCGCCCGGAACGCCCGCGCAATTCCAAAAGCACCTCCCCCCCCAGCGCCGACGCCTCGCTGGCGGCCGTCGAGGTAAAGGCGCGGAACTCGACAACTGCACCCGGCCGGAGCGCCGAGAACCGGTTCAGCAGGTCGGGTGTCGCGTCGATGCCGCGCCAGACCGTGCCCTCTGCTTTCGGCAGGCCCGCCAGCGCCGCGCGGAGGGCGGTCTCCCATCGGCCGAATGCCGCACGGTCCAGCCCGTCGGCGATCTCTCCACGAAGCGCACGGTTCAGGGCCAGGTAACCCTTAGGCACCGTATAGGCGGCCAGCGCCAATCGCTCTGCCTCGCCGATCAGTGCAGGCGCCGCTCCTGCGGTCTGCCGTATCGCGTCGATCCAGTCCGGCAGAATTGTCGCCAGGTCCCTCTCCATGATCGCCGCGTCGAGAGCCGCGGGCGCTTGCGTTGCATCGCCCAGGTCCGTGGCCAGAGAGGCCGGCAGCCGCGCCTGCGCCCGCCGGACAATCTGCGCCACCTCGTCGGCGACCGAGGCGCCGACCGCGTAGTCCCAGCCCTTGTCGATCCCGGGCGGCGCGCCGGTGCGGGGGTCGGGGGTGTTGTATCCCGGCGGCGGCTCCAGACCGGGCCTGCCGCCCTTGCGCACGGCTCCGGCCTTGGTGTCGGCACCGCGGATGCGGCACTTGCAGCCCCAGCCGTTCGGCGGCGCGTGGGTGCGCCAGAACGGGTGGTCGGGCTCCAGGATCAGCCCGTCCCAGCCGAGGTGCTGGATGCGCGGCTCGATGCTGCCGCCGTGCCGGTAAATCCAGAACCGGTAGCCCGCCTCGCGCAGCTGCGCCATGCGGCCGCTGGCGTAGGAGGTCAGCACGTTGGTGCGGTAGATCACCTTCGTGCGCCAGGCCTCGCCCCTGGCGGTGCCCTCGCCGGTCCAGCCGTACCAGCCGCGCTCCTGGACGATGCGGCGGAACTCGGTGCGGAACCATTCGATCCCGCGGCCTTCCTCGATCGCGCGGCCGACGGCCTCGGCCAGGTCGGCCAGCAGGTCGGCCTTGAGCGCCCCGGCCACGGTGAAGGCGCGTTCATGCGCCGCGCGGTCGAGGTCGGTCCAGACCGCGGTCGGCAACCGGTTGCCCAGCCGCAGCCGCAGCGCCGCGATCTGCGCCCGGAACGGCGCGCGGAAGGTCGCCGCAAGGTCCGGGGTGGTCACCCGCCGTCCTCCGCGTCGTCCTCCGCCAGCACCTCGACCCGCCCGGCGAGGTCTGCCCCCAGCAGACCCAGCGCCAGTGCCTCGGCCAGCGGCCCGGCATCAAGCGCCGGGAACCCGGCCAGCAGCATCTCGCGCAGCTCGGCCAGCGACCCGGCGGCCCCGACCATCGCCTCGATCCGGCCGATCAGCGCGGCCATCCCCGGATCGGCCTCGACGGCCAGCCGGTCGGCCAGAAGGTCCTCGGCGGAAACCGCGCGTGGGAGGGCCGCTGGAGCCCCTTCGGCCTGGAGGGCCACCGACCCCCGCAGAAGGGCCTGACCCCTTTTAAAAACGCCGCGTTGCCTTTTAATTTCACGATCCGGGCGCCGGGGGTCGGTGCCGCTGCCGTCCGGGCTGCCTTCGGCGCCCGTTTCACCCCCGGAGGCGGGGGCGGCAAGGGTCAGGACGTCGTCGTCGGACTTCGCCTCGTCCAGCCCCAGGCGCTTCATCACGGCCGACTTCGACACCCGCAGGCCCATCCGCGCCGCGGCCTCGGCCGTGCGCGCCAGGGCCTCGACGTCCTCGGGTTCGGGCCGGGCCAGCACCAGGCGCGGATAGGGGCCGCCCGCGCCGAACTCCAGGTCCATCCAGGGCCGGATCAGGTCGCGGTTGATCACCTCGGCCAGCGCCACGGCATCGGCGCGCTCGATGTCCTCCTGCACCTGCCGGTGTTCCTTGCCGGACCCGAGCCCCCCGGTCACGGCATCGGTGGTGGCGGTCTGCCCCAGCACCGCCTTGGACAGCTGCTGGTCCAGCCAGTCGCACTTGCGGAGAAAGAGGTCGGAGGTCGCCCCGGTCGACCTGGCCTCGATGAAGTCGATCACCATCGATTCCGGAATGATCGCCGCCATGTCGCCGCCGATGTTGGCCACCGCCCGGAACAGGGTCGCCTTGTCGGCCTCGGTCGCCCCGGCGCCGTATTTGCCGACCCGCACCGGGTGGCCGTAGGTCTGGGTGAAGATCATCCAGGCCCGCAGCGTGAAGGCCTTGAACAGGTAGTTCCAGGCCGCCACCCGGGCGATCCCGGACCGCACCGGCAGGCCGGACTTGGCCTTGATCGAGGCCACGATGAACTTCCAGGGCTTCAGCGGCTCTTCCTGCCCGGTCGCGTTCAGCATCAGGGGCGTCGTCAGGTCGCGCCGGTCGAACCGGAACCAGCGCTGGTCGCGCCGTTCCAGCCGCTCGGGCTGCCATTGGCCCTCCGAGTTGTCCCAGACGATCTCGGTGAAGCTGATGCCCTTGCCGATGCAGTCGAGGATGTCGAAGAACTCCCCCTGCAGCTCGTCGCGCTTCAGGAAGTCCCGAACCCGGTCGGCGCGCTCGGCGTCCGCCGCGCTGTCGGACGCCGCCTCGACCGTCGGTTCCAGCTGGGCCACGGATCTGCGGCGCGTGCCCAGGATGCCCACGTAGTGCGCGTCCCGTTCCTCGATGAACTCGGCCAGCTCGAAGAACCGCAGCGCGTCCCCAGCATCGGCCTCGCGCAGGATGGTGGCCAGCCGCTCGGGGTTCAGCCCGTCGGCCGGATAGCCGGTGACCGGGCTGCGGATGCCGCCGACGGTCGCGGCGGCGACCTCTTCGGTCAGGACCGCGCGCTGCACCGGGCGGCCGAAACGGTCGACAAGCTGGGGCTGCTTCACGGGGGCAATCCTTCATCCATGCGGTCGATCAGGGCGTGGACCTCTTCGGCCCGGCCCTGGTCGACCAGGCTTTTCGGGGGCTGGCCGTCGAGCGCCGGTTGCGGCCGGTACAGCCACAGGTCCAGCTCGGCCTCGCTGTAATGGTCGGCCAGGCGCTGCCGGATCGGGCGCCGGTCGCGGCTGCCGCTCGCGCTGGCCTCACGGGTCGGCATGCGACCTCCTGACCAGCACGACGGCCTCGTCGACCGTCTGGATGTCGGCGCCCTTCTGCACCGTGACCTGCACCGACCAGGTCCCGGGCGCCAGGGCGGCACTGCCGAAGAACACCTCGATCTCGCCCGAGGCCGGAACCGGGACGTTGCCGGTCCCGGCCACGCCCGGCGCGGCGCTGCCTGCGGGGTCGAGGCGCGCGGCGCGCACCGTCACCGTGGCCCCGGTCAGGTCCAGCGCCGCGCCGGTGTCGGTGCGGGTGACCGGGATGCGATAGCCGAGGGTGTCACGGTCCCAGATCGTCAGGTCGGGTTTCATGCGGCCCTCCAGATCGCGGGGCGCGGGCTGTTCTGCCAGCGGCCTGCCCGTGCCGTCTGCCGCCAGTCCCCGGCACGGATCGGCAGGTGCCATCCGCCCGCGCGCTCTGCGCGGCGCCAGTTCCCGTTGCGGACGGCCGCCCGCCAGACGCCCGGCCGGACCATCAGCGGCACCGCGGCGACCGGGGTCACCACTGTCCCGGTGGCAGCGCCGGTGACCGGCAGGCTGCCCGCCGCCGTCGCCTGCGCCGGGGCAAGCGCCGTCGCCGCACCGGACAGCGCCAGGGCGCCGGAGGCCTGCGCCTGCGCGGGCGCGGCGGCCGCGGCGCTTCCGGTCAGGGGCAGGATGCCGGTTGCCTCAGCCTGCGCCGCCGCGGCACCGGTGGCGGCGCCCGCCAGCGGCAGAGTCCCGGCGGCGGTGGCCTGCGCCCGGGCCCTGCCCGAGGCGGCGCCTGACAGGGGCAACGTCCCGGCGGCGGTCGCTTGTGCGCGGGCCTTGCCCGTGGCAGCGCCGGTCAGCGGCAGCGCACCTGCGGCTGCGGCCCTGGCTGGGCTCTGCGCCTCGGCACCGCCGCTCAGGGGCAGCGTGCCCGACGCGCTCGCGGCGGCGCCACCGGGGCCTTCGTCCGGAAACCGGTCCCGGCGGAACACCTCGCCGGCCAGCCCCGGATCGAGCAGCAGGGCGGCGGTGCGGCGTCTGGACGTCAGGATCGGCAGGTGCGCGGTCATACGTGAATGATCTTTCCGCCGCCGCGCAGCGCGCCGGTCGTGGTGCCGCCCACCTGCATCAGGATGTAGGGGCAGGAGCTGTTCGGGATTTTGGAGATCGGCAAGGCGTCCCACCCCGCCGAAAATTTCATGTTGGCCAGCGGCATCACCAGGGACCCGCGAAGCCGTGACGCGGTCACCCCGAAGTTGCCCGCCGCGCCGGTCGAGACCGACAGGGTCACGCTGTCCACGTCCCGGATGAACTTGCCCGCCGCAGCGGCGGGGATCAGCCCGTTGAGCGGCTGCAAGAACGATGCGCGCCGGGTGGCGGCCAGCGAAACCCCGGTCAGGTTGCCGGTCGAGCCGTCATTGTAGGTGACGGCCACCGTCGCGGTGGCAACCGTAGCTCCGGTGTCGGCATACCATTCCAGCCACCACTGGACGTCGCTGTAGTTCGCATCGCCGATCCGCTCCGCGAGGTTGGAGGTTCCAAGGTTCGCATGGAGATCGACGTTGGCCGTCTGCGCCGTGGTGACCGTGCCGGACAGCCCGCCCATGTGCATCAGGCGGTCGTGGACCTCGATGCTCGTGACGTTGTTCGCGTTCGTCGCCTCCAGAGAGGCGAGGTAGCTCGTCACGGGCGCGGTCTGCTGGGCAAAGCCCAAGCAACCGGTCAGCGTGTGGTCGCAGACCGCGGCCGCCGTCGGGATCGCGCCCTGCCCGGGCTGGCCCGTCGCGCGCCACAGCGAATGCATCTGCCCCGCCACGGTGCTGCCGATCGCGGCCTTGTCGATCACCAGACGGGAGTTGCTGACCGCCAGGCCATAGGCGATCTGGTTGCCTGCGTTGTCGGCGCTGATCGCCATCAGGCGCCTCCGACCGTGATCGTGAAGGCGGTCACCGTGACCTCCTGGCCGACGGCGAGGTCCGGGTTGTCGAGCGTCATGTCGCCGCCGCCGCCGGTCGCGGTCACGCTGCCCTGGACGTGGCAGGTGGCCCCCGCCTTGATCCGGAAGTGCCCGGCGGTCCCGGCGGCATCGGCGGCCAGGTCCGCCCAGGTCCCGGCCAGCGCCTTGGCCCCGGCCGATGCTGCGGCAAGCCATTCGGCCGGCAGCGCCATCGAGGCGAGCAGCGTGCCGCTGTCGGCGGCGGCGCAGCTGGCCGGGACCGAGCCGCTGCGCAGCTCGAGCGTGGGCGAGGCGCCGATAGCCGTCTCGACGGCATCGGCGGCGGCGTTGCGGACGCCCGTGGAAAACTGGAAGGCCATGGACGTCTCCTCAGGGAAGGCCGCGGATGCCCGCGCCCAGCGGCGGGCGGTACCAGGGGCGGTCGGTGGCGAAATCGTCGTCGTCGGCGAACATGCTCGTGCCGCGGCTGGCTGCCGCGTCGGTCCGCGGCGCGGCGCGGTAGTCATATTCGACCCATCGCATCCGGCTCGCGAAATGCGCCAGCGCCAGCGCGATGGCATGGTCGCCGTGCCGCTTGCCGCCGGTTGCTTCCTGCCGCTGCGGCGGCACGCGGGCGATGCCGCGGATCACCTTGACCATGCGCAGGTCGGCCAGATGCTCCGCATCGGCGATGATCGCGATGGCATCGTCCTCGAAGGCCGCCTTCAGGGGCGGCATGTTGAGGCGGTACCAGTCCTCGGAGAACTTGACCTGCATGACGAGGCCCGGCCCTTCCGGGTCGTCGCGCAGGCCGAACTCGCGGCCCATGTCTTCCGACACCGAAATCCCGGGCCCGGTGGCGTCATAGGCGGCGCCCACCAGGCGCGGCCGGATGTGGCGCAGGATCGCGCGGTTGACCGCCTTCTGCTCCTCGATCGGCACGCCGCGCAGCTCGACCGACAGCACCTCGCGGCGCTTGATCTGCGCCTCGATGGCCAGGACCGAAATCGCCGACAGGTCGACGTAGCGGCCGAAGTCGCTGCCGAGCGCGAACTGGGGCGTCAGGTCCAGCGCCTCCAGCTGCGCCTCCAGCGCCTCCATGAACGGGGACAGCAGGGACGCCCGCGTCACCCGGTCCCGGTGCAGGAAGTCCTGCGGCAGGGTCAGGCGCAGGACCTCGCGCTTTTCGGTCATCCGCGCCTCGATCAGGGGTGCTGCCAGCCAGGCGCCGGAGGTCAGCGAGGGGATGCAGAACAGTTCCTCGTCCGCGCCGTCGCCGTAGAAGTCGATGATCGACTGCCGCCAGGCGGCCTCGGCCTCGGGCGTCCACGGCTTGCCGGTGACCAGGCTGATGCGCTGGTACAGCCCGTCCTGCAGCGCCTGGTCGAAATCGATGCGCAGGTGCGCGTATTTCGACCGGCCCGCCAGGATGTCCTGCACGGCGGCGTTGAACGGATTCTCGGCGCCATCGTGGGTGGAACAGACCACGACCTGCCCGCCCCACATCAGGAAGGCCAGCGCCGCCTTCAGAAGCTCGCCCAGCTGGTCGACGAAGGCCGCCTCGTCGATGATCACCACACCCTGCTTGCCACGCAGGCCGCGGGGCGCGGAGGACAGGGCGATGATCTCGTAGCCGCTGGCGAACCGGATGCGGAAGGCGTTGATCGCCTTGGCATCGTCGTCCTGGTCGAACAGCACCTCCTCGGCCGCCCCGGCCGCGATGTCGAAGGCGCGCGCCCACATGGCACAGGCGTCGACGAACTCGCGCGTCATCTCGCGGGCATAGGAGATGTACATCACGTCCATCCCGCCTGCCGACCGCTGGCGCCCGGCGCGCAGCACGGCATAGGCGGCCAGCGCCCAGGTCAGGCCGATGCGGCGGCTCTTCTCGACGAACAGGACCGGGGTCGCGGCGGTGTCGAGCAGGGCGACCGCCCGCTGCTGATAGGGCAGCAGCACGGCGGGCAGACCGACGGCCGCCACGACATCGGGCATGGCGGCCGTGGCCTCGGCCCGCAGGCGCGCCCAGTCTGCCTCGGAAACCGGGGCGCTCATTTGGTGATCCCGAGGATCGAGGCCTTGATCGCCTCGGCGGTGTCGGCCGTCATGCCCTTGGCTTTGGCCACGGTATCGACCGCCTCGGTCACCCGGGCGGCCAGGCGGGCCTGTTCCTTGGCCTTGCGGTCAGCCGACAAGTTCTGCGCCTGTTGCGACTTGGCAAAGGCTCCGGCGAGATCGAGCAGGTCCTTGGGCACCATCCCTTCGGCGGCATCGCCCAGCATGTGCAGGACCAGGCTCTTGATCATCTCGCCCGTGATCACCGTCAGGTCGTCGGAGGCCTTGGCGTCGTGCTTTTCGGCCAGCACCGCGACGATCTCGCGCGTCTGTTCCAGGCGGCGGGACAGGCGGGCCTGCCGCACCGAATAGCGGTTGAAGGCGCTGAAGGACGGAATGCGGAACTCGATCTCGCCCCGGTGTTCCGCCATCAGGGTCTGGCAGCGGGTGACGAACTCGGCGTAGATGTCGGTCTGCGTCCGCTCGTTGCCTGCCAGTTCCCGCGCCGCCCAGGCGACGATCTCGTCGGCCTCGGACGGCAGGAGGTCGAAGGCGTTGAGCCAGCCGCGACCGGACCGCGCCATGGCCTATTCCCCCGGCCGCGACGGGCGGCGGACACCCTCGATGACGATGGCGCGGCGCAGGTGGCGGGCGCCCCTGTCGGTCAGCGTGGCGACGACAACGCTGCCGGTCTTCAGGAGGGTCACAGCGCCCATCTCGGCCAGCCAGTCGAGCTCGACGTGCACCCAGGCCCGGCTCTTGTCGATGCCGAACCGCAAGAGCTCGTCCTGCAAGAGACCCGAATGCAGGCGTTCGTCCACCTGATCCTCGAGCGCCCGCAGGATGATCAGCCGCGCGTCCTCGCGCTGGCGGTCTTCGTAGGTTGCAGTCACTTCTTGCTCCCGTCGAGCAGGTGCTCCTCGTGGCGGGTGACGATGTTCTCCAGACGCTCCATGATCCGGTTGTTGCCTTCCATCACCGCCTTCATCTCGCGCAACTCGCCTTCCATGCCCTTCAGGCTGAGGTCGAGCCGGTGCATGTCGTCCTTGGTGGGCATCGCCTGCAGCGCCTGTTCCAGGCGCGACAGCCGCAGGTCATGGGAGTCCAGACGTGCCGTCACTTCGCGCGCCGCCTCGTCCTGACGGCGGCCCAGCGCATCGATCCGGGCCGCGTTGGCCTTCGACGGCCCGGCCATGATCGTCCAGAGCGAAGTGCCGAGCGACAGAAGGAGCGCCAGTGCTCCGGCCCAGGCGACGAGCGGGCTCAGGTCCATCACCGGTTCCATCAGCCCTTGCCCATCGCCTTGGCGACGTTGGTCGCGACGTCTTTGACCGTGTGTCCGCCCATGTAGAGGCCGAGGTAGAGGACCGAGAACTGCAGCAGGACACTGAAGTCCACCGGCGGCAGGGCGATCTTCCAGACCGCGTTGGCGACGTGCAGCAGGATGATGTTCCAGACCCAGAGGGCGAGGATCAGGTACATGCCCAGCGGGCGCCAGGCGCTGCGCCAAGGGCTTTCGGCCTCGGCGTCCGCCAGCGCGCGAGCGGCCTCGGCGTCGGCCAGAAAGACCGGCACCATTTCGGGAAGGACCGACTTCTCGACCTCTTTCATCGCGTCGAGGACGACACCGGGTGTGGCGGCATGCACCTGCTCCAGCCCGTCGGGGGTCGTGCCCGCACGTTCGGCGATGGTCGCGACGATGCGCGTGACGACGTCGCCGCCTCTCGGGCCGATGGCCGGGTCAAGCAGGCGGCGCAGGTGTGGCAGGCCCAGCTGGACCGCGGCGGACAGAAGAAACGGCGGGATCATGCGTTCAACCCTCCGTGCCCGCAGGGGAGGGGAGGGGGTGCGACCAGGTCGCGCCCGAGGCGACGATGCAGGCGGGCTTGTCGCCCTGCTGGACGACGACCGTCCAGGTCGTGCCGTCAGGATTGGCGACCAGCGTCGTGGTGAACCCGCGTTCCGGCGTATCGCCGGTCCAGAGCGGCCGCTCGCCATACTTGTCCGCCAGCGCCGCCAGGATGGCCGTGCGGTCACCGCAGGTCTGCGTCTGCGCCTCGGCCGGGCGCAGCATGACAGTCCAGGCGATCAGGACCATGACGAGCGCAATGCTCGCCAGCAGGACAGTCGCGCCGAGGCGCAGGATGGCTTTCATCAGAAGCTCCTCAGGAAGGCTGCAAGCCGGGGGAAAGGGCGGTCGATGGCGGCCGCGACGGTGTCGCGGTAGGTGAAGGCGAGCCACAGGGCATAGGCGGCGGCCGCGGCAAGGATCATGGGCGCGGCCCAGTTCAGGGCGGCGGCCAGGTCGGGGTGGATGTCCAGCGCCGGGGCGGCCAGGTCGGCCGCTGAGACAGGGATCGACGCCACGGCGCCGCCCGACGCGACCTTGGCCTTGCCGCGGGCGTCCAATGCGCGCCGGATTGCCGAGGCCGTGGCGCGGCCGACGATGCCGTCGGCGGTCAGGCCATGCGCCCGCTGGAAGTCCAGCACCGGCTGCAGCGGCAGGGTCGCCGCGGTGCGGTCGACCGGGTAGCCCAACGTCTTCATGGCAGCGAGCAGCGCCGGGACCTGCGCCGCGGTGATCGGGGCGGCGATGCGCGCGGCGGTGACGCCGGGTTTCGGCGGTTCGGGCCGGACCGGCGTGTGAAGACCTTCACCATAGTCCGCATTCTGGATCAGACGGAACTCCGCTTCGCGGCGGCGCATCAGACCCGGCAGGACGCGCCCGCCGCCCTTCTTCCAGGCCATCAAGCCCTTCAGCACGCCCTGCCAGTCGCCGCGGCGCCAGGCCTTGACCCAGGACGCCCGGCCGATGGCGCCCGTGTTGAAATGGAAGCTGACCGCCCCGTCGAATTCGTGCTGCTTCGCCGGGACAAGGCGCTCGCTCACCATCTCGGCGCGGACCGCAGGCTCGTAGTTGCGCTCCAGTGCAAGGCCCAGCAGGCGCGAGGCCTCTTCGCGGGTGATCACCATCCCGGCGCGGGGCTTCACCACGCCGGACGGCGCGGTCAGGCCGGCGCCGATGGTCCAGACCCCAACGACATCGCGATAGGCCTTGAGCACGATGCCTTCATGGCGCTCCAGGAAGGCCAGGCCCTTGTCGCTGATCTGCATGTCGGTGATCCCCGGCGCGGGCCATGCGCCCGCGATGTCTGCCGCCATTTGGCTGGTTCGGGGGGGCTCACTCCATCCGCGCACCCGCGCGGAGGCGCGGGCCGGGCCGGTCAGAGAAGGGTCATCTGGCGGGGATCGGCGGCCGCACCCGGCGCAGGCCGGTGGGCCTCGGACAGCCAGCGGCGCACGCTGGTGTCGGCGGCATGCAGACTGCGGGCGATTTCGGCAACGGGCAAGCCTTTCCTTTCCAGGCGGGCGGCCAGCCAGGGCCGCGCCGTCGGCACCCGCACCTTTTCCCCCAGCGCCTCGGCCAGCGCCGCCAGCCGGTCCACGCCGATGCGCTCGGCCAGCCGCGACCGGACCGATGCGCCGTTGCCCAGCCAGACCTCGGCCCCGCCCTCGGCCAGGAACACCTCGGCGGCAAGGTCCTCGCCCAGGACGGCGATGAAGGTCTCGGCCGAGGACGGAGTCATTCCGGGCCCGCCGCCACGCGGCCACGCACGATCGCATGGCCCTGCTCGTTCAGCACGGCCCGAACCGTGCCCTCCGCGTAACCCGATGCCGCGGCTATCTCCGCCAGCGTCCGGCCGGGCCGCACAAAGGCCGCTACCTTGCTGAATGTCTCGGCGTGCTTGCGCCGCTTCAGCGCCCTGAGGCTTGCGACCCGCCGCGCCTCGGCCATGCGGGCCAGCACTGCGGAATCGGCGCCGTCCAGACCGGAAACCCCGCGCGGCACGGCTTGCACCCTGACGCCCGGGGCGATGGCGACGCCATAGCGGGCGGCGACATCTGCCAGCACGGCGGCGGCTTCGGGGTGGGGGTGGTCGGTCACGCGGCGTCTCCGAACCTGGTGCGTTCGCGGCCCCAGTTGGCCCAGCCGGGGCGGACCTGGCGGCTGAAGAGGTCGAGCCGCTGCGCCTGCGGCATCAGGTCCACGGCCGCGCGGTAGGCTTCCTCGGGCTTGCGGGAATGCTCGCGGCGCATGCCGTGGATGACCGACCGGACACGTCTGGTGGTCAGCGGCGCGCCCCGGGTGCCGATCAGGAATGGCTCGCCGCTGTTGCGCAGGATGTAGCCGGTGCCGAAGGCCACCTTGCCGTGCGGCGTGAGCTTGACCCAATGGCCCGAGGTCTTGAGCGTGAAGCCCCAGGCGGCCATGACCTGCAGCGCCTCGGGCAGCTGGCAGTTGCGCGCCCAGAGCCACAGCAGGCAATTCGCGCCCGCCAGCAGCTCGACCGGCATCGCCGCGATCGCCGCGACCGGCATCGTCTCGTAGTGCGCCTCGGGCGACTTGGCGTAGCCTTTCTCGGACCGCATCTCGGTCGGCCAGGGCGGGTCGGCCATGATCAGCTGGAACCCGCCGGACGGGCGCAGGGCGAGGAATTCGGTGACGAGGCTCATGTCGCGGGCCCCTTCGGCGGCCGCGCCGGGACAAGGCTGCCGGGCACCGGGTCGATGATGGTGGTGACGATCGGGCCGTGGTCGTCGCTGCCGATCATGTAGTGGCGGCCGTCGATGACGACCGCCGAGGCGCCCGCCCGGGCGGCGGCATCGACCCGGGCGCCGATCTCGCGCCGCAGCCGATCCACGTCAAACCCCGCGACCCGCTCGAAGTAGCGGACCATGGCATGATCGGTGACCCGGGTCAGCGGCTTCTTCATTGGCGCCTCCGGGTGTCGATCTGGTGGCGGCGGGCGATGGCCTTCAGCGCCTCCAGCACCGTGGCGATCTGGGTGGCGTCCTGCATCCGGTCGATGTCGATCGGCGTGGCGCCCCAGGCATCGGCGAACCGGGCGCGGATGAAGGCGTTGAGCCCCGCCGCCCCGGCCTTGTCGACCGCGCCCGCCTGGTGCAGCAGCTTCCACAGGACATGGGCATAGCGGACGTCCCCGCGCGCCGCGGGCTTGCGGAAACCGGGGCCGGGTGCGGCCTTGAAACCCTGCTTTTTCAGGGCTTCAACGACCGATTGAAGCTCGCGCCGGTCCATGTCGCGCAAGCTGGCCTTGCCGGTCACGCGCAGCTGCAGGTCGTGCCGGGTGTCGGCATCGAGCCCCAGCTCGCGGGCACCGACGTGGACCAGCCGGATCAGGTCGGCATTCGCGGTCATGCGGCCTCCGCCGCCCGCGCGCCCGGGCTGTCCGGCCGCGGGCCAAGCCCGGCCGACGCGGCGATGGTCTCCATGGCCGCCGCCAGCGCGGGGGTCATACGGGCCGCGATCTGGTTGCGGGCATTGGCGACGGTCGAATGGTCACGGTTGAACACCTTGCCGATCTGCGGCAGCGACCCCAGTCGCCAGGCACAGCAGACGGCCATGGCCAGCATGCGGGCATCGGCCACCTCCTTGTCCTTGCTGACCCCGGTCAGATGGCCCGCGCCGATCCCCGTCAGTTCGGCCGTGGCCTCCAGGACCCGGTGGATCGGCTGGCCGCCCCAGAGCGCACGGCGCACGGCCTCTTTCGTCGCAGGGGTCACGCCGGGCACCGCGGGCGGGCCTTCCTTCAGGTCGTCCAGGATCACCATGACCTCGGCCCGCAGCCGGTCGTCGGCCGCCGCCACGCGCTTGCGGTGCGCGGCGATGGCGTCTTCGATCAGGCCGCGGGCCTCGTCGGGGGTCATTGCAGCGGTCCTTCCCATGCCGGCGGACGGCCCGCCGCGGTGTCGGCCATGATCGCCAGCACGTTCCTGCGCAGGTTCGCAGCTCCGCGGTCCAGCCAGGCCATCGGGTCCGGGTTGAGCGCCGCCTGCGTTGCAACGAGGTTTTCGTAGGCAACGATGAGGGCCAGCAGGGCGCAGCCGTCATTCTTCGCGTCGTCGAACAGCTTTTGCGCCATGGTCATGACGGTGCGGCGCAGCTCTGGGGACAGGGTTGCGGGTGCCATCGCCTCAGCCCTGACCCGCCACGAAGCCATGACCCGCCAGGAAGCAGAGCAGGAGCGCCATCGCGCTCGTGACGACCACCACGGCAGCTGCGAAGGCATCGTCGCCCGCGGCATCGTCGGGCTCGCGATCCGTCGTCGCCGCGGAGCCGAGGACGAGGGAAAAACACAGCGCAAGGACCTGCATGATGACCGCGCCCACGAGGAGGAGAATGGCAGACATGCCGCTCACTCCCCCGCCGTCGGGTAGGGCACACAGGTCCAGAGCACGGTCGGCGGCACCTTGTGCGGCAGCGCCTCGAACTGCGCCTCGAGCGCGGCGCCGAAGCCGCGGCACTCCGCCTCGGTGTCGAAGGCGCGCTGGATAGCGCCGCCTTCGCCGGGGGTCTTGAGGAGCGCGATCAGGATGAAGGTTTCCATGGCAGTTGTCCTTTCGGGGGGGTGGCGGGGGCGACAGCCGCCCCCTTGGGTGGGAGGGTTCAGGCCTTGGCCAGATCGATGGTCACTGCCTGCCAGGGACCGTCAAAGGTCTCGCGGCGGTAGCAGCGGACGTAAGACTTGGAGCCCACGACCCGCATCGCATCGCGGATCGCCTGCATCCCGCGCAGCCATCGCGGGTCCTCGATTTCGAGCCGCAGGAGCGTGTAGATCTGCGCCACGCTGACCTGCCCGGCCTTGTCGGTCTTGAAGGCATGCGTGACCAGCGCGCGCAGCTCGTCGCGCGCGCCGGTGGCCCAGTCATTGATGCACTCGTCGACCAGGTCCTTGGCGACCTGCAGTTCGGGGCCGAAGCTCACATAGTCGGCCACCTGCACGGTGACCTTCATCAGCCCGTCGTAGGACATCAGGGACTTGTTGCCCTTCGGTCCGCCGACCTTGGCGCCGTATTCCTGGGCAAGCAGCGCCTCGAATGCGGCGAGGTCGTCGCAGGTGTGGCCCTTGAACCGCGCGACCTGGTCGGACAGGGCCACGGCATAGCCCATGATCTTCCGCACCAGCTCGTCTTGCAGCTGGTGCTGGGGCTTCACCAGCGCGACGGGGACCAATCCGCCGCGGCCGTCGCGCAGGTGCGGTTGACCGTCGACGTCGACGCGGCCGTCAGGGATCGGGGCGGGCTGGAAGGCGCTGGTCATTTCTCGGGCTCCGGCTGTGCGGGTTGCGGGGGGACGGCGAGGGCAAGCGCCGCGCGCAGGCGGCGGGGGCCGCCGGTCAGCGAGAGGACGTCCGCCATCGCCCAGGTCTCGTCGGCCGAGACGGTGGTGATGCCGCGCTGGCCCTGGGCGCATTTCGCCATGCCGCGCTCGGCCAGGGTGGCGAGGTCCCCGGCCGACAGCGGCCGCTCGCGCCCGCGCCTGGCATGGGCTTCCAGGCCTGCGGCGATGGCTTCGGCCACGGCATCGGGATCGGCGGCAAACTGCCGGACGGCGGTCATTTCGCGGGCTCCTTGCGGTTCAGCGGGCAGGCATTGCAGGCGTGGAACATGCGGGCCCGGTGGGCGTTGGTCGGAACGAAGGTCCGTGCCTTTTCGCGCCAGTCCTGGCAGGCGACCGTCGACAGGTCGCCCAGCACCGGGCAGTCGACCGTCGCCGCCATCAGCAGGCCGCGGACGCGCTCCTCGAGGTTTGCGGTCGAGGCGCCGTACTTGTTGCGCAGCACCTGGTTGATCGCGCCCGGCGAGCGGTCGAGCCGCCGGGCGACATCGGATTGCGTGCTTTCCTGGCAGGCGCGGGCCAGCGCCCGCACCCAGTCGGGCGCCTTGCCGCCATAGGCGGCGTCCGCGGCTTCGAGCAGGGTCAGGGCCATGTGACCACCCCCGGCATCGCCTGCACCTGGCGCAGGTTGGGATCGAGCAGCGACAGCACCCGCTTCACGACGGGCGCGCGCGGGCCGGTGTTCCGCGCCAGCCGGTACTGCGCCTCGCATTGCCCCGGCACCGCCTTCCGGGCGACGGCCAGGTATCCCGCTGCCACCAGGTCGCGGCAGTAGGTCCTGGCGTGGTCGACCGAGACCGGCGCCTCCTCGGTATCGGCATGCGCGGCCAGGTCGGTCGGGGTGAAGACCCGGAGGCGGCGCATGGCGGTCCAGAGATTGAGCGCGGGGGTGCGGCGGCCGGTCCCGGTCTCGGGCACCCAGCCCGGCGCGATGCCGTAGATGCGGCGCTGGTTTCCGCGGCCGCCCGACCTGGTCGTGATCCGGCCTTCCTGTGCCCAGCCGCGGGCGGCGAAGGTCGCGAGATCAAGGCTGATCCCGGCGGCGTCCGCCAGTTCGGCATAGCCGAAGATTTCCAGTTTCAGGGCCGCGTCCCAAGCACCGGCGATGGCGGCCCTGGACCGTTCGGAGGTGAACACCTTGACGCTCATGCCGCCCCCCGGCGCCGGGCGGCCTCGGCCAGCAACCCGGTCCGCGCCACCCGCATCTGCGGCGGCTGGCCGGTGTGCATCGGCCGGTCGCCCCAGTCGGCTGCGGCGACGCGGGCAAGGCCGCGCAGGGCGGCGAACTCGCGGATCGCCGAGAGGTTCGTCGCGGCATAGCGGTGCGACCCGCCCGCGGCCTTTTCCACCCGCGCCCGCAGGTCATCGGCGATGTCCACCCCCCGCGCCCAGATGCGGGCCAGGTGGACCATGTCGGCACCGGTCAGGGGTGCGGCCTCGGCCCATGCCATGACGCGGCCGTGCACGCGCGGCCAGGCCATCAGCTTGTGCGGCAGCCGGTCCTCGCCCATCAGGATCACCGGCACCTGGGTCAGGTCGTGCAGCTTGCGGATCGTCTCGATCTGCGTGTCCTTCAGGACCAGGTCCGCCTCGTCGATGATCAGCGGGCGTCCGGTGCGGCCGAGTTCCTCCGCCGCCTGGTCGAACAGCCGCGCCGCGGTCGCCAAGGGCCGCAGCCCCAGTTCGATCACCATCATCTCCAGCAGCTTGCGCGCTCCGCCCAGCGTGGGGGCCTCGATGTGGCAGGCATTCAGCTTGTTGACCGCATAGGTCGCGGCGGATGTCTTGCCCTGCCCCGCGCGGCCGTGGAAACAGGCCATCCCCGGCAGGCCGTGCGCCCGCCCGGCCACCTGCCCGATCAGGGACAGGAGCCGGGAGACGTTCTCCAGCGGCGCCACGTTCCCGAAACTCTTGTTCTCGTTGCTCACTGCCTGCCCCCAAAATCCGCCGCGTTCATCCGAAGATCGTGTCCCCGTGCTCGTCCCAGATCAGACGCTCGGCGAAGTAGTCGCCGGTGGTCTTGAACGCCGTCAGCCACCGCTCCTGCTCGACGGTGACCGGCTCGCGGCGGGCCAGCCGACCTTCCAGTTCCAGCGCGCGGCGGAACAGTTCGCGCGGGCTGTCAGGGACCTCGGCGGGCGACGGCGCGCCGGGCAGGCGTGCGGTCAGGTCGGCAACCACCGCCCCGCCCGGGGCGACCGTCGCCGGGCGGTCCGCCTTCGGACCCTTGCCCTTGCCGAAGACCGGCTTGACCACCTTGGCCTCGGGCCGCGCGGCAGGCTCGACGGCCACCGAATCCAGCATGGCGCCCAGCTCGACCGCGGTCAGGCGGCGCTCCGCCTGCAGCGCGCGCTTCTCGGCCTTCATCCAGTCGGACCGGGCACGGGCATGGACCCGCGCCTCGTCCATGTCGAAGAAGCCCGCCTTCTCGCGGCAAGGCGCCTCACCCAGGTAGGCGTTGGCAGCGGAATAGACGTGGACCCCGGCATGCAGGTCGGCCGGGTCGAAACGGATGATAACCCGCTCGCCCGCGATGTCCTGGCACCAGGGCGCCCAGAAAACGTTGCCCATGAAGCGGATCAGCCCGCTGCCACGCTCGGCCCGCAGGCCCTCGGCACCCAGCAGCCAGAACCGGCGCTGCGCGGCCGTGGCCTTACGCACTCCCGCGGTCGGATAGGCCTCGTTGAAGACCTGGGCGAAGGACCGGCCGCAGGCGACCTCGTTTCGGCGGTCAGGGCGTGTGTTCCACTCCTCAATCCCCTCACCCAGGACGCGCAGAAACTGCTCGAAGGGCACCGCGTGGGAGGCATAGTTCTCGGGCTTGGCGTCGGGCTTGTTGCCGGTCCAGGCGCCCGCAAACCGCGGGTCCTTGGAGATCGAGGACGAGATGTCCTTGAAGACCCGCTCGATCGGCTTGGACTGGCCCGCATAGGGCGTGGCCCAGTGCACGGTGCAGCCCAGCGACACGAACAGGCCCGGGATGTCGTCGTCCTTGACCTTGAACCGGAACCGGGTCGAGGCGCCGCCGGTGACCGCCTTCGCCGCGAACTCGCGGCCGTTGTCCATCAGGACATGCTCGGGGATGCCCCAGGCCTCGATCATGTCGCCCGCGGCCAAAAGGACGGCCGTCGAATTGGGGGTCACGTCCACCCGCCAGGACAGGATGCGGCCCGAATAGATGTCCTGGAAGGCCACCATCTGCGGGCGGCCCACGACCGGCGCCTCGCCCGGCCGCGCGGGCCAGCGCACGAAGACGTCGAACTTGTGGAAGTCGGCGTTGACCGCCTCCAGCGGCCGCATTGCCGTCTTGTCGCGCACCTGCGGCGGGAACATCCGCTTCAGCGCCTCGACCCCCTTGCGGGCGAGGACCAGAACGGCCGGGCTGACGGCAGCCTCCAGCCGTCGCTGCATGGTGCGCTCGGACAGCACGTCCCAGCCCTGCGCCTTGGCCAGCCGCATCGCCCGGCGGTAGCAGTCGGTGAAAGGCGGTTCTTCCAGCCGCAGGTAATCCGCCTTGATCGCGTCGAAAAAGGCCGGATCGCAGTCCTTTACCGCGCCGCGCGCCTTGCCCGCCCGGTTGCGGGGCGCGAGCCAGGCCAGCCGGTCGGCGGCCACAACCCCCTCGATCATGGCGAACCACGACCAGATCGTGCGCGCGCCGACCCCGTCCATCCGGGCGACCTGCGCCACCGCCAGATGGCGGCCGAGCGTGCCTTCCAGCGCCTCGACCTTCTGGATAACCAGAAGCCGCGCCTGCGCCTTGGCCTTGACCTCGGCGGGCAGCTTCTCGAACCAGGCCCATTGATCGTCCCGGCTGACCGGAACGGCGACATCGGCGACCGCCACCTCGGCCAGCAGCCGCGCCTTCGCCCGCGACGGCAAGAGCTGCCAGGAATACTCCCAGCCCCCGCCCTTGCCCGCCCGGCGCCGCGCAAACCCAGCCTGCGCCCGCCAGCCCTGCCGGTCGATCAGCGCCTGAACCCCCTGCCGGGTCTGCGGCACGTCGGGCAGGCCAGAGGCGGCCAGCTCGTCGGGGGTCCACCAGGTGCGGGCGGGGAGGAGGGTCATTGGACCCTCCGGATCAGGGTCAGGGCAGTCAACGGCACGAAGGCGACCTTGCGCTTCGGTTCGCCCGCCTTGTTCCAGTCGCCGCCATCCAGGTAGACGACCTTTGCCGTCCGCTTTTTCGGCTGGATGGCCGTGATCTCGCCCAGCATGGTCAGGCGGCCAAAGGTGCTTTCGCCCTCGAACTCGACTTCGTCGCCGATCTCGATCTCATAGGGAAACTCGTCTTCGCCAGAGTCGCCGTAGAAGAACGCGGTCTTCGCCATCACGCCGCCTGCCCCTCGTCGTCATGGCTCGAAACGTTCCCAGGCTTCGCCCGGCCGGCCAGCGGCGCTCCCTTGTTCTGCGCCTCCCAGACCTCCTGCCGGTATTCCAGAAGGAACCGCTTGCGCGCGGGCGCCCCAGCCCGTTCCCAGGCACTGGAAAGCGCCTTGAACTGGTCTTCAACCGGGTCTTTCACCGCGGGCGCGGCGCCGGGTTTCAGCGACCGGCGGGCTTCGGCGATGGTCTTCGCCTTCCCGGTGGCAAAACGCAGGACCGCCTCATAGCGCGTCGGCGCGTCACAGCGGGCAAGCTCGGTCAGGTCCTTCAGCGTCACCGGCCGGGCGGCCTGCCGCAGGTGCGCCAGATCAGGCGGTGCGAGTGCCGCCCCGGCGGCGATCAGGCGGCGGATGTTCCGCTCGCTCATGCCGAATTTCTCAGCCGTCACGGCGGCGAAGGATGCGACGGACATCGTGTCCGCCGCATCCCAGCGCTTGGCCGCCAACTGCGCGCCGATGTTAGCCTTGGCCTCGGGATGCAGCCGCTCGTAGACCTCCTTGCGGCGGGCGAGGAAGACGGCGGTGTCGAGCGGGTTCAGCTCGGCCCCGGCGAGGTTGTCGTCGATCTCCATCAGCCGCGCCCAGTCGTCGGTCACATCGACCCAGACGCGCGCCTCGACCGTCTCCCAGCCCAGCCGCCGCGCGGCCTCCAGCCGGTGGGCCCCGGCGATAAGCACCAGCACCCCGCCCTTCTTGCGGCGCAGGTGGACCGGGTCCTTCATCACGCCGACGTCGCGGATCGAGGCGATGATTGCCGCGACCCCGGCCTCGCTGACCGGCCGGATGCGTGACCCGGTCTCGATCTCGGCCACCGGCACTGGGCCGGTCATCTGGAGGGTGGGGTGTTTCATTGACCGCCCCGCCGGACCAGGTTCCGGGCCCTCTCCAGGCGGACAGCAAACGCGGTAAAGTTTCGCACGAGGCTGTAAGCCTCATCGCTGGCGGTTGCTATTTGGGCGGCCGCCTGCGCGGCCGCTCCAAATGCTTCAGACCGAGCACAGGTCCGCAGCACGTTCACAAATCGTGCTACTTCGTCCGAGCGAACGGCGAGATGCTCTACCGTCCGATCCAGCATCTCTCGAAGGCGCAGGTATTCAATTTCGGCAGAGTTCTCGCTCATGTCACCGGCGCCTTCGTCATCGTGTAGAGGTGGTAGAAGCCCCGCCCGTTCGGGCGCTGGCGGCGGACACAGGTGATCGTGGCGCCGTGCTGACGCAGCTCGGCGATCACGGCGTTGACCGCCACCACCTGCGCCTTGCGCACGATGGCCCGCGTCGACTGCGGCCGCCCGCCGTCGAGGACCCGCAGCACCCGCTGGAGCCGGGGGCTCGACAGCGGCGCCGCGTGGATATGGCCGGTGGCGCGGGCCATCAGCGCTGCACCCCCGCGCGCTTGGTCATCATCGCGAACCCGGCCGGAACCGGGCCGCCGTCACGCTTGCCGCAGTCGCCGCACAGCCGGTTGTGCCTGCCGTCCGACCGGAACTCGGCCTGACAGCACATGCACTTGCGCATCCCGCGCCCGGCGCCGGCATCCGCCTCGCGCCGCGCCTTGTCGGCCGCGGCCTGGGCATAGGCCTTCTCCCGGGTCGGGCCGAACAGCATCGATCCGTCCGGACCAAGGACGACCCAGCCCTTGCAGGACTGGAACACCACGCGGATTCCCCGCGTGATGATGTCGCCCCGGTGACCCGCTTTCGACCCCATCACCCGCGCTCCTTCTTCGACAGGAACGCCGTGATCCGGCCGGTCACCTTGTCCTCGGCCAGCCGGTCCATGGCCGCGACCATGGCATCGACGGCCCGGGCATAGTCGGCCACCGCCTCGTCGTTCAGGACATCGACCGACGAGCGCGCCTTCACCGCCGCCCGCGCATTCTGCGCGACACGGTGATTGGCCAGCAGCTCCAGCCAGGCCCAGGGCACCGGCGAGCCATAGCCTTCGGGTGCCGGGCTGATCCCGGCCTGCCGGGAATTGTCGGGGGCGCCGGTCACGGCACGACCCCCATCCCGACGGCAATCAGCGGCAGGACCCAAAGGCCCAGCACGAAGATCGCGACGATGGTCAGGAACTCCAGGACGGGCCCGGCGGGCCCGTCCTCGATGCGCTGCAGGGCGGCCAGAAACCGGGTCACAGCAGACCCGCCTTGACGGACCGCACCGCCCCTTCGGCCGCAACCGCGACCTGCTGCCCGCGGGCCTGCGCCTGCTCGATCTCGACGGCCAGCGCCCGCAGGAATTCCGGGATGGCCGCCTCGCTGCCCTCGCCCAGCAGGCTGTCGCCCACCCTGCGGACAAAGACCGCCAGGACCGACAACGGCGCCCCGGCCATGACGTCGAGCACGTCGACAAACGCCTCCGGATCGACGAGCAACGCCTGCGCAACATCGTGCGTGGTCGCAGGGATTGTCAGCGCACCGTCGGCCATCACTCGACCCCCGCCTTCGAGGCGCGGAACCGCAGGCGGCGGGTCGGCTGGGTCATCCCTTCCTCGCCCGTGCGCGGGTTGCGCACCTTGCGGGCGGGCTTGTCCTGCATCTCGAAGATGCCGAACCGGTGCAGGAACACCGTGTCCCCGGCGCCGGTGTGGCGCTGGATCAGGTCCAGGAAGTGGTCGATGGCCTGCGCCACATCGCCCTGGCGCAGGCCCTTGGCCGCCGCCACCGCGGCGACCAGGTCGCCCTTGTTCAGTCTTGCCATGTCAGGCTCTCCGGAGGGCGTTGTTGCAGCGGAACCGTGAAGACGACCGACACGCCCTCGGCATCGGCCAGCACGGCAGCTTCGAAAGTCTCCGCCCCCCCCCGCCATCGCCGCGGCGATGGCCCGGCGCAGCGCCTCGTCCAGCGCGCGCAGCTCGGGCAGGGTCAGGGTGGACAGGTCGGGGGCGGTCATCAGCCGGCCCTCCGCAGCATCGCGGACGGCCGTGGGATGTCGCGCGGCCAGGCCAGGTCGGCGGGCCAGTTGGCGTCGAACCAGGCCAGAACCCGGCCGAAGGTTTCGCTGTGGCACCCCCGACCCGCCTCGATCCGCTCGAACAGCCGGGTGTGTGTTCCCGCCCTGACCCCGACGCGGTTCAGCGACAGGGGGGGCGACTTCACATGGGCGCCGTAGAGACGGGCCAGCCGGAGGAGATGGTTCGGGTCCATGGCCGGGGCGGCTGGCAGTGAGCGGTCAATCTCCGGGCACAGGAGCAGCGCAATTCGCCGACGGAAGGAGTTAAACATTACCCAGCCCTCCGCAGCATCGCGGACGGCCGCGGGATGTCGCGCGGCCAGGCCAGGTCGGCGGGCCAGTTGGCGTCGAACCAGCCGACCAGCCGCTCAGCCCGCGCAATCGTGCAGGACGCCTTGCCCTTGAGTGCGGAGAAGAACTTCCCGTCCCCGGCGGCATAGGTCGACACCGTAGGCAAAGTGAGCCCGCGGTGTTCGGCATAGGTTTCCGCCAGAGAGATGAGCTGATGCTTCTTCATGACCCGTCTCGGTAACTTCACCGTCTATCTTGACGGTAACTCTACCGATAGTCAATATGCAAGCCATTAGGTAAAAATGCCGATTCATGGAAAGCTTTGCTGCCGCCTTCGTTCAGATGGTCGAGGACCAACTCGCATTGCGGGGACTGAACCCTTTCGCCGTCGAACAGGCGGCAGGCCTGCCGCCCGACAGCATCCGCAACGTCTTGCGCAGCGACAGGAAGGCCGGACCAACCCTCACCAAGGCTAAGGATATCTGCAACGCGCTCGGCCTGGACTTCTACATCGGTCCGGTCAGGTCGGCCGGTCACCTGTCCGAAGACGCCGCAGCTGCACCACGCCCGCCGGAAGGCTACGCCACCGTGCCCTGGCACCGGGCCGCCTTTCAGGCGACGGACCCTCACGTCGCCCTGCACAGCGACCTGACCCGCACGGTCGATCCGCACCTCGACCGTCTCGCCGCGGTGGCACCGGGCGGCGAACCGCCGGACGCGGCACTTGCGATTGTGGACACCGGCGCTGTCAGGTCAGGCGGGCCGTCGCTCTGGGCGATCCTCGAGGCTGGCAAGCCCCGGCTGCGGCAGCTCCAGTTCGACCCCGCCGGCATCATCGTCCTGCCCGGCCCGGGAAAACCGGCCGCCTCGATCCTCAGCCGCTCGATGGCCGAATTCGCGCTCCTCGGCCGCGTCGTCTGGACGCTGCAGTCACCCGGGCAGGCCGATGTCTGACGCCCGGCGCCCGGGATTCTCGATACAGTTATCCGGGACGACCGCGGCGCAGCGGCGCGCCGAGCTCGAGGCTGCGCCGAAGGTCCCGCTGAGCTTTCTTGTGCGGGCCGATCTCCCCTTCGGCACGCTCTTGGACTACGCCGCCGCCTATTTCGACGTCGTCGGCCCGGTCACGCACGGTCACATTGCCGACGCGATGTTTCCGCTCTGGATCGCAGCCCAGGAACGCAACGACAACCGACTGGCGGCGGCGGCATTCTGGCCCCTTCTTGCCGAAGGTGTCCGGTTTCATTGGCCGGCCTTCGACGAGGCGCGCGCCCGGTTCCTGGCCGCGGGCCAGTTTCCCGGGCCGTGGAAGCACCTTGCAGACGCGGCACTGGACCGCCGCCGTTCCCTACGACGTGAAGCCGTCGATCTCCTGCCCCGGACCGTCATGTCCACCGTCTGCAATCGCCAGCGGGCCCGGCAGGCGTTGGAGGCGCGCTATGCCCGCGTCGGGCTGCACCTGTTCGACCAGGATGCGGAACCGTTCGTCCGCGGATTCGAAGCCAGCCTAGACCTGTCGAACCCGGCAACGCTGCCGCCGTATTTTCCGGGTGACTCCACCACGATCAGGGCGATCCGCAGCGGGACGTGAGACCCTGCTCAGGGCGCCTTCCCGGCGCGCGCCTTCAGGCGTTCTAGGTCTTCGGCGATCTCGGCAACGCTGCGCGGCGGGCTGGTGATCGTGGTTTCGTTTTCACCGCCGGCCTCGGGTGCCGTCGGACCGGGCTGCGCCCGCCCGACCTGCGCCCGCCGGATCGCGGCCAGCTCCTCGATGATACGGTCCAGCGCCAGAAACAGCGCGGCAGTGGCCGCCAGCGTCAGCCCCGCCCCCAGGAACAGGATGGCCAGGTCCTCGTTGGCGGCGGCACCGATAACCGCGGCCACCGCAAGCCCCGCATAGACATACCCGACCCACCGGACCGCCTGCAT